AGTTTTTCATAAACAATAATGCTTCTACCATGGATGCATTATATAAAGCATTATAACAAAAGTCTGTAAAATAATTATTAGGAGTTGCAGTGGTAAGAGCAGTAGGTCTTGATACATGAGCAACTATACCATCTACAGTTGATACAGGAGTAGGTGCAATTAATATAGTTGTATTATCTCTTCTTGCATAATACTCAGGAGTTCCTGTACTTGCACTAACAGACCAATAGTCATTTATAAATTCATCAGTTCTTTGAACTAAATTTATTCTTGTTCCTTCATTATTTATGTTTACATTTTTTATTATGCGTGTACCTGCAGGAAGTGTAATTTTATTATTCCCACTTGGTATAGCTACAGATGTATAAGTAACTAAACCATAATCATCTAAGTCTGTAGTTAATCTTAACTCTGCTCTATTAACAAACTTAGATATAGCACTAGCAAAGTCAGAGTTATCATTCTCTGTGCTTTCAATTATGTCATCTACTAAGTAAGTATAACTAGCCATAGAAAACTGTCACAGTACTTGCTGAAGTAGGTGCAGAAACCTTAACAGGTCCTATCATTCTTACACCATTATCAGGTACATAAATGTCTCCTGCATCTACATTAGTAGTTCCAACAAACTTTATATTACTTCCTGAAGTACTTCCATTTTCATCTGTTTGACTTCCTGTAATAAGAAATGTTCCAACACCACTATAATAGATACTTCTTATTCTTGTATCTGCAACAGTTACACTTGAAAGAGTATCTAATACTGCTCCACTACCTGTGACTGCTCCTGTTCTTATATTCGTTGTCATATAATTCTCCTTAATATATTTATTATACAAAAAAATAGGGAAGGATGCAAAGACTATCCCTCCCTTTTTTTCTAAATCAATAACCTACAGTTATCTATTAGGATGAACCTGAAGCTCCATAGTAACTTCTCCAGTCAGAAAATCCAAAGCTATATCTTTCTCTAGCTTTAAATCTTACATTACCTGTATCGAAGTCTGGCTCCATTTTAGTCTGCAGTGGTGAACGTACAAACATTTTAGCTCCATTAGGACAATCAGTCTTCAAGAACCATGCATTAGTATCAGTAAACCTTCTATTTACGAAGAATCCACCCGGAACCATGCCCTGATTTCTGATTGAGTTAATGTCGTTAACATTTGTTGCACCATTTGCAGCAGTAGTTGGATTAACCCCAATAGTTGTTGACATTGTACTATTCAGAATTTGGTCTGCAGTAAATGCCAAGTCTGAAGGTATATGCAATGATTGAGTCTGAAGACCTATCAATATACCTCTATCATCCTTTGCCTTAGAAATAGTAATCAATGAAGATTCTAAAGAAGCTTCTGACAAGTCAGTTGCACCTAAAGTATTTGATTGGTTACCATCACCTATTGTAGGATGTGAAGCAGAAAATAACTGCTGACCATCACCACCTGTAAAGGATGAATTAAAACCATTATTAAACACATCTGCAGCTTTAACTTGCTTAGTATTAGCCATTGCTCTTGCTAATCCTTTTGCTCTTAATTTTGCAAATGTATCATAAAGGTTGTCTTCCATTGCTTCTTCAGTAATTGCAAAAGCCAGTGCAACTGTCTCATGCGTATATCTTGAAGTGAAAGACTCTTGAGCATCATCAAAGGAAACTGCGGCACCTTCTGCTTTAGTTGGTGCAGTACCGAAACCTGTAAATAATACTTCTTCTTCAAATGCCCTATCTGAGTTTTCTGTCTCAAACAAAGGCTTATGCTCATCAGCAACTTCTCCATACTCCATGCCAAAAACTGCATTAAGTCCGGGAAGAAGTTCTTTTGAGATACTAGCTCTATTTATCGCCATAGTTTATTCCTCCCTTAACCTAATAAATATGCAGTTATTGTTGCAGGAGCAGTCACTATAGGTGTCAAGAAGTTATCTGTATGCTGAACTAATCTTACATTCATTTTTAAAAATGCTCGTTCAGTAGCGACATCTACTTGGTTGCCCGGCTCATCAACTGGATTTAGTGTACGAACCATTGCAATACCTGTAGTTCTAGTTGAAGCATCTACACTATGTCCAGATTTACCTGTAAATGTAGACCCTGCTCCTAAAACAACACTAAAGTTTTGAGAACCATACAAGTCTCCTGCAGTAACAGACGCATCTGCCTGTACTTCAAAAACTTGATTAGGGTCATCACATACTATCCCAAAGGCATCAGTAGTTGATGTACCTGAAGGATAGAAAGATTTAAATTTTTGTTCGCCATTCTCAACATATCTACAACCCATAAATACACCTTGAACTACTTCATTAACATCAGCAACAACTTCTAGTTTACCTGCATTTATTCTTACTAAGTCTCCTGTAAAAATATTTGCTGCGTAACCTGAAGCTATCGGATATTCATTAGTTCCAATCGCATTAGGATTATTACCTCGTTTACGAGATGGTGAGAAGCCAAACGGAGCTGCACTTGTAGTCATTCGTTTTTCTCCCTTAAATTAAAATTAACTACTTACTAAGACTACTACATTAGATTAATCTTGAAATCTTGGTGTCTTACCCTTAGTAACTTGACTTTTACTATTATTTCTAATAGGCATACGAGCATTGTTACCACTCATTAATTGATTATTAACTGCATCAACCATATTTGAGCTTTGCATCTCGTAATGTTTTTGTCGATTTTCTGCTTTTTCTAATGGCATTTTTGCTAATGCTAAGTCTCCACGACAGACTGCACCAGTATACCGACCTTCATCTCTCACGAAAGATGTATGCTGAATTTCAGGAACTTCATTAATAGCTACAAATTGCCAACCTTCTTGTACTCGTTTGCCAACATTTGTATAATCGTCTTGTCCACGAAGATTTATACGTATCCAACGAAGAGCCATGCCCTCATTTTTAAAACGATTAGTAACAGACTCAGGAATTTCAAGCATATTAGGCTCTCTAAATTCCATATCCTGTTCTCTATTATTGAGTTCACGACTTTCAATATTACGTGATTTTGCCATTGTACTTGTTCGTGTCATTTTAATTTCTCCACACTATCTATTGTAAACTGTAGTATAATCGCCTTCAGATTTTTCAACCTTCAGCTTTTCTGCAGCATATTGTTCAAGAGGTATTCCCCATTTTTCAGCAAGTCTCATATCTTCTTTTGATAATTTAACTTTCTTACCTTTTGAGGATGAAGGAGTGCGTGATGCTCCTCCGACAACTTGAGCAGGAGATGTCGTTTCCTGCTGACGAATGTCAACTCCAAACCTATCAGGATATTGTTGACGAAGCCTATTATCTATTTCATTATAGAAATCTTCTTCAGAAGGGTCATAACCCTCACCTTTTAATGTCTGGTCTAGTTCCAAAGCTAATGTAGTCATTACTTGGTCTTTACCAAACCAAGAGTTTTTACCTGCCCACTCCAATGCAAGTTTATCATACTTAACATTTTGTTGTGGTTGTTGTTGTACAGGTGCAACCTTTTGATTTTCTTCAGTAATAACAGGTTTTTGTGACTCATACTGTTGCTTTGCAATCTTTAAAGTATTAGCATCATTCTGAGCATTATTTAAATTTTCCTGTGCATTAACAATTAAGCCTGAGTCTCCTGACTCTAGTGCCTGTTTGTAAACATCTTTTGCCATTTCAATACGACTTTTAATTTGCTCTTCAGTCGTTTCAAAATTCTTAGTAAAAGAAGTTTCTGCATTTTTTTGTTGAGCTTTTAATTTTTTTTCAAGCTCTGCCTGTTTTGCAATAAGTTGGTCAATTTGTTCTTCTCGTTCTTTTTTCTGACGAACTAACTGCCTTATTCTTTTTTCTGCTCCTGAAGAGTTTGCTTCAGGTTTCTTTTCAGGTATAACTTCTTCTGTTTCAGGTTTTGTTTCAACTTTAGGTTGTTGAGGTTTTTCTTCTACAACTTCCTCTTGACCTTCTATTTCAAACTCTACCTTATCTTCTTCCTTATTTTGCGATTGTGAAGTATCAATCGTAGACCACTCATTATCTGGTGTCATTCATTTCTCCATAGTTTGCGAAACTAAGTTTACGCATATTTTTTATTATATATTAATTTAATTTAGTTTGCAAGTGCAAGTATTAAATTAATTTGTTAAGTTATATGTAGGGTCTAAATCTTTTGGATTTTCCACAACCATAGAAATTTGGTCATCATATAACAAAATTAGTTTTACACCTTTGTAAAAAAACTTTTGACCTGAGTGTTTACCATAACACACATAGTCTCCTTCTTTACACCATGCTCCTTTTGGAAACTTTACTTCATCTAAGTAAGCTGAGTCTCCTACTGAAAGCACTTTTCCTACTGTTGTTAAATAAGATATGTCATTCTTTACCGAATCAGGTAAATATAAACCACCTTTTGTTTTTTCTTTTACTGATATAGGTCTTACAAGAATATGAAAACCCGGAATAATTGGTAACACATCAGGGTCTACTGCGTGTTCCTCTGTTATCCACATATCATTTTTAGTTGCATTTCCCATACTAGGTTGTTGCATTAGTCATCCTCTTCATCTAATATTCTTTTAGTTATATTTTTAATCTCTGCTTTTGCCCATTCAATACCTGCAATGCGACCTACGCAGTTCATATACGTATGATAATCTGAAGCTGAACCATATGCAAGGGAATTTTTTATTGTTTCAATTTCTTTTTCTAATAATTTATTAATTTCTTCTGATAACATTTTGTCCTTTACGTATCTCCTTAACATGAAGATGCCAAAAA